GTTAGATTCCCCCTCTTTGATTTGTCCGATTCTATTGTAGCACGAATTCGATTTACTGGAAAGAGAAATGAAAATGCGAAGCCACTTTTGCACATAGATTTTACAGCAATTAGATTGCAGCGGATGCTGATGTGCCGCGAGGCAGCGGATATGCTGGGCGCAACTTTCAAATTGACCGCAAACGGTGCCAAAGTGCTTTAAAGCAGAACAAAAAGCCCCCGGAGAACGTTTCACGGTTCTCCGGGGGCTGATTTTACGCGTTATAAAGCATAGATACGTCTGTTATTCTCAAATAGAAATGGTGTTGCACAGATTCTTTTGTACGAAAAATCTATCGCATCATCGCCTGTTCCTTTCCGCTTCTGTACAATTGATGCACAATCATCGAACCTCATTTTACGTTCCTGCGCGTTTATTTAATTCTATGTCGCAATCGTCCATCTTCCGAAAAAAATGTTGATTTTCCATCGACACATCAAAACTACATTTTGAATCCTTCATCCTCCGCCCATCGCTCCCATGGACTATTCGCACGCAAAAAAAAGAAAATACCCTGTAAAAACCGCCCGCAGGCAGCCTACAGGGTATTCTCCCATGAGCCCTACGTTATCCGCCAGAATATCATCCTGACAAGACTCCACCTTCAGGCTCCATTTTGATTACTTCCTGGCGTTGTTCTCCGCCCTCAGCCGTGCAAACAGTTCGTCTGCCTCAATGGCCTCCTTGGTGAAGGAGTTGTTCTTCCACCAGTTGATAATGGCCACCACAACGGTGATGAGGGTGCTGACCAGCTGCTGGAGCTGCTCGTTGTCGATGGGCAGCGGGCTCTTGTTGAATGCAGCCAGCAGACTGTTCAGCAGCGCCACGATCAGGCAGATGGTTCTCGCCCAGGTCGCGGCGCTTGCATTGGTGTATTTTTCCATTTTGAGATCCTCCTGTTCAGGCTATGTGGTCTTCCCGCAGCGGCAGTGCCGTCATCCGCTCGTACAGGTTCGTGCCGGTGCCGTTGCCCTTCAGTTCGTGGTACGCCTCGTATACAAGCCCCACGTTGGTCAGCCCTTCCGAGTCAACATACCCTTGCTGGATGTAGTACCGGCAGCTCTGATAGAGTCTGTCGTGGAGCAGAGCCTTCACCGCTTTTTTCAGTGCCTTCTGCTCCTGGATGGTGGCGTAGAACGCCTTTCCCGCCCATCCCAGTGCTGCCGCGATGATCAGGGAGACCACCTCGTTGAAATGGGTCACGATAAAGCTTTCCGTGGGGTTCACGCTCCCTTCACGCTTGTCAGACCCGCTTTTGCAATGATACTCGGGTAATCCTTGTAGACATGGTTCATGTCCACTACGCCGCTTACACCAGCCACATTGCCCTTGGAGCTGTACTGCCACATACCGTGCTTGCGGGTCGGCCGCTTGTTCCGGTAGTCCGCCAGCCATAGGTCAAAGTCGTTCAGCTGCCACATGTTCAGGTTGTAGTCGGCAAAGTTCGAGTAGGTGTACAGGATCGCGTACAGCCCCCACTTTTCAATCTCCCTGAGCTCCATTTTGACAAGTTTCGTCAACTCGGCTGCGGGCAGACCTTTCAGACGGGGGTCCTCCACGTCCATAGCAATGGGCAGCTCAAAGCTCTTTCCTTCCAGGCAGGTCTTGAGCAGGTTCAGCTCCTTCTTTGCCATGCATTCCGTTACCGCAACGGTGTAAGCATATACGCCAACTGGCAGTCCCACAGATTTTGCCCCGGCATAGTTCGCTTCAAAGCACGGATCGACGTAGAGCTGCCCGCTCTTGGTGGAAACTGCACGGATCATCACGCCACCTACTTTTCCGCTGGCCTTGACTTTTTTCCAGTCAATGGTTCCCTGCCAGCGGGAAACGTCGATGACATCAAGCATTTCCCTGCTCCTTCAGTTTCTCGGCCAGCTGGATGCACAGCTTTTCGTACTCCTCTTCGGTCAGGCTGTCATTGGCAAAGAAGATATCCAGCTTCTTCTGCATCCTGTCGGTCTTGCCGCGTTCGATCAGGCGTGCACAGGTGTTGTAGAGTTCCATTTTGAGTCCTTTCTGCTCACGTTCTGCATGAGCCATCTTAATGTAAAAAAAATCGCTCATCGGCATTCCTTTTCAGTGGGCCAATAAGCGAAACGATACAAATGGGCTGACCCGACTCTTATTCCTCCGGCGTAACCCCCAGCTCCAGCAGCGTCAGCCTATACTCCTGATCCACCATCAGGGTATCGGTGTCGGTCTGGGCACTTTGCAGGGCGGCCAGTGTTTCGGGCAGGGTGTCCACGGCTTTCTGTTTTGCCGCTGCCTTCTGCTGTGCCTCTTTCTGTGCAGCCAGCTCTTCGGCGGTCGGCGGCTGTGGCACTTCCCCGTATTCGTATACCTCATACTCCGCCCCGCATAGCCGGATGCCCCAGTAAGCTTCCCCGGGCTGTGCGTTTTGGTTGTGCGCGTTCACGGCAGCCTCGATCGCGCTGTAATCTGACAGGGTGCCGTCGGTCTCGGTCGGTATCGTGTACCCGGGGCGGATCGTTGCCTCTTCCATTTTGAAATCTCCTTTCCGGGTGCTCAGTTAATATAATTCTGGTCCATGAACCAGAACTTGACCGTTGTCACCAGCGTGTTCAGCGGCAGCACGATGCAGGGGCGCAGACCGTACGAGTCCTCTCTGTGGCAGCCTGCACTGTGGAAACCTCCGTCCGCATAAAACGTATACATATAGTTGCCGTTATGGGTTCGCTTGGAGCGTGTCCAGTATTCTTTATCTGCTTTTCGCTTGTCGGTGGCAGCAGTTGTGTAGTCGAAATAGTCCAGCTTTGCACCCTCCTGCGCCATCAGGCCATCAATGCCCTGCCAGGTATAAACACCCATCTCGACTGCGGAAAGCAAAAAGCACTTTCTCGAAAGGCCGTTTGAGCCGGAGGAAACATTGGCCGAGCTGTAATCCGCCTGCTTCACGTAGGGCAGATGCACGGTCATCAGGCGGTTTGCTACACTGGGCGTGATATTTCCGCCCGGGTAGTTGACACACCAGTTGTCCAGTGCCCACCCTTCGTAACCGTAGATGTAGTTACTGCTATCGATCGCTGTTGAGCCTGCAATGTTTGTTCGCCAGAGCCATGCGCCGTTGGCCGTGCTGTCGTACAAACCGCCGCCCGGAACGCCCTTGTGGACCAGCGTATACCAGTAGGTATTCTTGCCGCTTGGGTCGCTGATGCCAAATTCAGTCCCCAGTGCAAAGGAGCTGATGGGATTGCCGCCGTCATAGAACTTCTTGGCTACGCCGTCCACGCCGATATAACCCTTGTGTACCTGCCTTGCGGTACCGCCCACGCCGGTGTAGATCTTGGAGACCGATTTGGCACTTCCGCCGATTCCGGTATAAATCGCCATGTTCTCGCCTCCTTAAGCGTACACCAGCAGGATAGAGCCGGTTGCAAGGCTGCTTCCCGCACCGGGGTCACTGGTTTGGGATGTAATGGTGTTGGTGTTCAGTTTGTTCCAACTGCCCCAAGAAGTAGATGCACCGTTTCTAACGTAGATTCCGCTATTTGTGAATGCAATTTCATGAGCATTGCCGCCAGATTGGTCACCCCATCCGCGAAGCCCAAGCAGATACGCATAGCCTCCGCCAATGTTTAAGCCGATTGCCTGGCTTTGCTTAAGCCCTCTGAATGCGATTCCTCCGTGGGGCGAATTCGGGAAATTATTATAGTTGTCCGGCGTTGTTGCAGTAGATCGATTATCCCCCTCATCTGCGAGATAATAATGTCCATGCCCGCTCGGTGGATAACTGCTCGGCTTTCCCGCTACATTGCCCCAGTTCGTAGGGTACACACTCGGCTTCCCGCTCACGCTGTCCCACGTAGAGGGAAACGTCTCCGGTTTATCCGTCACGGAATTCCAGTCCGTCTTGATGCTCTTGAACTTGTCGCCCACAGCCTTTGCATCTGCGGGTGCGCCGTCAATGGTCAGGGTCTTGTCGGTGTTCACCACCTTCTTGGCCGCTTCCACCAGTTGGCGGGCTTCGTCCTCGCTGGCCTTGGCGTTTCCTTCGCTGGTCTTCGCATTTTTCTCACTTGCCGCCGCCTTCCCTGCGCTTGCTTCAGCCTCCTTGGCCTTGGCAGTGCAGGTGGCTACGCTGGTTCCCATGCTGTCAGCGCTGGCTTTCGCGTTGACTTCACTGGTCTTGGCGTTGGCAGCACTGGTGGCAGCTTCCGTTTCGCTGCTCTTGGCGTTGGTCTCGCTGGTCTTCGCGTTGGTCTCCGAGGTCTTCGCCGCATTCTCGCTGGCTTTCGCATTCGTCTCGGATGCCTTTGCGTTGCCCGCACTGGCCTTGGCTGCATCCTCACTGGCTTTGGCGTTGGTTTCGCTGGTCTTTGCCGCACTGGCCGAACCTGCCGCCGCAGAAGCCGAACTTGCCGCAGCGTTCTGGCTTGCCCTGGCCGCATTCTCGCTGGCCTTCGCGTTGGTCTCGCTCACCTTGGCAGCATCCTGGCTTGCCTTTGCCGCATCCCGTGCCGCCTCGGCCTGACGGAGCAGCTCTTTGATGTTGGTGATGCTCTGATTCACAAAGTCCCGGGTCCACTCCATTGAGCTGGCGATGTATTCACGGACTTCCCGGCCGTAGATCGCCTTCCGGATGCCCGTAATGATCGCATCAAAATCCATTGATATTCTAAACCTCCTCCATTTTGAGCCCTTACGAACTGCTCAGGTTGCCCAGCAGCTGGTTCAGGAAACTGATGATCGCCTGTGCGATCGTCCATACGCTGTCCATGGCCTGCTTCTGCACCTGCTGTTTGGTCAGCTTCTCGGGGGTCAGACCAAAGGTGAACTGCTTCTCGTTGGGCGCGTCCAGCGGCAGCTTCAGCTTGGTGCACACCAGCCACTTGTCGATCTCGTGGGGGCTGGAGATGATGTGGGTCTTGATCAGAAATCCCAGTCGGTCGTTGCTTTCCCCGCTGTCCACCCGGTCGTAAGCGGTCAGGGTCATCACAGGCTCGATGTTCTGCTTGTACCCCTTCAGCTCGGTATGTGCTTCTTTGCGCAGGTTGTCGTTGTTCGTGTTACCGTCGATCTGGATGCACTTCTCGATGATGCCGTACTTTGCTTCTGCCGCCTCGTCCCGCACCGTTTCCGAGATCGCGCTCACGGTGGTCGTTTTGAAGATCCACCATCCGCTGGTGGTCGTCTGGGTGCCGTATGCAGTCACACGGGTCACCACGTCGCTGGACATCTGCTCCACATAGCTGAAATCCAGCAGGTTCACGCCATATTCAATGGTCTGTGTCGTGGTGGCATCTGTGTCCACAAGGTAATCGATGTACACCCGCCATACCGCAGTGCCGTTGTCTGCCCGCACGATCCGTGTCCGCAGGTATCCGTCATACTCTTCCAGCAAAAAGGTGTTCAGCAGGCTCCACTGGCTCTCGAACAGGGTTCCCTTGCTGGAGGTGTCGATGGTGCGCCCGGGCTGGATGTTCACCTTTCCGATGCCAAAGGTTCCATAAGGTCCCTGATAGTAGTCCTTCAGGGCCTGCGTTGCAAGGTAGAAGATGCTGTTGGAGGGCACGCTCGACCACTGCTCCAGCTGATTGTCAGTGGTCAGATAGTAGGTTCCGCCGTTCACCTTCGGCACAAATCGCTGGAGATATCCCAGCACGCCCTCGGCATACAGCTTGTAACTCAGGTCAAACAGCTTTTCCGTCTCGGTCACATAACCCAGCCAGATCGGTTTGCCGTCCTCTTCCACCACCAGCCACGTTTTCTCGTACTTCAGGGTGGTGTACACAGGGTTCTTGTAACTGCCGAATGCCGTGTTGATCTGGTATGGAATGGTCGCCTCAAAGCTGCCGAACTCGTTTTTGGCCAGGTTCAGCACCGGGTCTTCGAGGAATCGGTTGGAGACGCTTCCCTCTATCGTGTCGCCCTGGGAATCAAAGATGCACTCCCGGGTGTCCCACTGGAAGCCCAGAGCGCTCGTGCCGTTAAAGGTCTCCGTTTTCTTTGAGATGGTTCCCGCATAAACTCGATATCCGATGGTTTTCCCTCCTCTCTGCATCCATTTTGAAATTAACTCACAAACTTTCCCGTACTGTTATTTTCCTCTGTCACAAAACGTCATCTTCCTGCCAAGGGCTCCCCTACTAGGGGAGCTGGCGAGCGGAGCGAGACTGAAAGGTTTAATCCGTTCTCCCAGCGCAGCTGACTGAGAGATTCATCTGTCATAAGTACGCTGGCTGGTAATACAGGTTGAGCGTTCCCGCACCGGTCGTGGTGCTCGCCCGCACTTCGTACACGTCATATCGCAGATCGTTGTCGATCAGGCCGATGTCCACCTTTCCCATGCCCTCGTCCATCATTGGGCAGTACGAGGCCTCCTCTGCCGGAAGTCCCAGCTCTTTTGCCTTTTCGTAGGGGTAGGTCTGGCTCTTTGCCAGTGTAACCCCCACATAACCGCCACCGGTCCATTTTGCTTGCAGCAGGCTCGGTTTTTCGCTGGGCGGCATCCGGAAGGTCTTGCTCTGGAGTGCCTTGATGGGGATGTCCTTGCAGTAGGGCACGGCCAGATCGGTCTCAAACCCAAAGGTATCCCACACCCAGTCCTCCTGAATGTTGTCGTACAGGAACTTGAACGGGTAAAGGCTGTAGGCAAAGGTCACGACGCTGTGTCCGTTCTTCTGCTTGATGCCCCCGTTCACCCAGACGCGCCCCAGATAAAAGAACGCCGGGTCATCCTCCAGCCGCACTCTGGTCTGTGCCGGGATCGAGTTGCTCTTTGCCAGCGCTCTGGAAAGATACTCCAGCGCTCCGGTTCCTACAGGGGTCGAAAGGTTCTGCCCCCGCCACTCGTCCGTGTCCAGATAAAACTCCCAGCTCCCCTCCCGGGCCTTGAACACCGGGTAACCCGTCAGGCTCTTGGAGAGGTAGGTGGTTCCGTCTCGTCCGGGTACGTCCACAGAGAGGATCTTCTCCACCGGGGGAGCCACCACAGGCCGGGAGACCGGGATCATCTTCCAGTCATCCCAGGTGTTCTTGTCACCAATGGTGATGGAATGGTACATGGCTCCTCCTTAACTCAGCATGTCGGCAGGCGGCTGGAAATCATAGGAGATGGTCAGCGTCACCCGTCCGTCGTTGCCGTTCTTGACGTTGCTGATCCAGCAGCGCCCTTTGTAGCTTCTCGTCTGCGCGGTGGAGAGCACGGTTCCGCCCAGCTCCATCCGCACCTCGCATTCTCTTCCCTGAATGATCCGCATCAGCCGGAAATAGGTGCTTGTCCAGTCACCTTCCCGGCTCGACCAGTCAGGGTAAAGCCGAATGCTCTGTTCCGTCTTGTCGGGGATGCCGCATCGCTCCCGCACATCGTCCATGGCGTGCCGTCCGTAGTCATCCCAGCTGGAATGAGGTACGCCGTCCGCCACATAATAAAAGTCCCAGCTTCCGGTCGAGTTCTGGAACACCCTCTTTCCCAGCGGAGCCTTTTCAGGCGTGCCGTGGTAGGAAGGAAAGTCCATCGTCTCGTACTTTTCCTCAAAGGCATTGACATGCAGGGGGTTCAGGGGGACCAGATTGAAGTCTCTCGTGCTGTATTCCCGGGAAGCCCCTGCATTGTCATATACCTTAAAAATAAGCCCCGCAAATGTGGGGATCTTTGAGGAAAGCGCCGGGTCAGTTGCGCTCCGTCCTATCATCGGTTGTTCCTCCGGTTGATCTTCCCCAGCCCCTCGTCCACGTCGTTGATGATCTCGCCCACCAGTTTCCGGCCGTTCATCTGGACCTTCATGTTGGCTACAGCCCGGGCAATGCTGTCGATGTGCTCGCCCAGTGCCTCCACGCTCTCCACGATGTCGGCGTTGGGGTTTGCCTTCTGGTCAGTCCTGTTGGCCTCTTCCTGCTGAGCCTTGGTCGCCTCGGCTCTGCGCACCACGTTGGCGGCAAGGCCTGCGGTGCGCTCTGCATTCAGGGCTACCGTGCCGTTCTGGAACAGGGTGTCATTCAGCCAGTCCACTCCATTTTGAACGTCGCTCATGTCCACTACAGGCTGGATGCTGGGTTCATACTCGAAGTCGTCGCTGGCAATGTCGCCCACCCGCTGGGCCAGATTCATCATGGTGGAAAGGGCCGTATCACTCACGTCCTGTACGCCCTGCACCACGGAGTCGGTCTCGTTGGTGATGCCCTGCGCTAAACCCAGGCTCAGGTATTCGCCAATGCCCGCCATCACGCGGCTGGGGGAATGGATGCCAAAGAAGTCGCAGAATCCGTCCACCACAGCACTGCCGAAGTCGCAGATGCCGTTCCACACTGCACCCGCCGCGCCGGTAATGCCCTGCCACAGGCCGGAGATCAGGTTTCCGCCCACGTCCACCAGACCCTTGAAGCCGTTGCTGATCCAGTCCCACAGGTGCGAGAAGGCATTTCCCAGCCAGTCAAAGAACCCGCTGAAGAAATCACCGATCTTGTCCCAGTTGGCGATCAGCAGTCCGCCGCCCACAACGGCCGCGCCAATGAGCCAGCCTTCGGGGCCAATGGAGCCCAGCACACTCACCAGAGTGCTGCCCAGTTCTCCCAGACCGCCCAGTAAGCCGCCGGAGCCGGTGATCATCTCGCCAATGCTGCCAAGGCCGTCCAGTGCTTCTCCCAGCAGTCCCGTTCCGCCCGTGGCAGAGCCCAGCAGACCGCCCATGTTGCCCAGGATGCTGCCAAGGTTCTTGGTCGCGCCGGTCACCTTGACCACCTGTCCCAGCACCTTCACGGTACCGCCGCCCTGTGCCAGCTTGTTGAAGGTCAGCATGGTCTTTCCCAGATTCATCATCGTCTGTCCGAACTCGCTGCCCATAAAGTCCAGCACGGTGGTAATGCCGCCGGTCACTGCCCCGCCCCAGTCACCGCTCACAAGGGCGGTAATGGTGCCCACAAGGTCGGTGATCACGTTGGTCACGCCGTCCTTGGTGGCCACGCCAAAGGCTCTGCTGAGCTTCGAGGCCATTTCCGGAGCGCTCTTCTGCACCTGTGCCCAGACGCTGTTGAAGCCCTCCTGAATGGGCCGCCAGTTCTTCGAGATGGAGTAGCCCAGCTGCATCATCATCCGCTTGCCGGAGTCGTCCAACTCAAAGGCATCCGCCAGATTTTCCGCAAAGCCCACAAAGCTGTACTGTTCGCTTTGCAGGTCGGCCAGTGCGTCCAGTGCGGTCTCGCTGTTCTTACCGAACCTCTTCACAGCCTCGTCGTACTTCAGCTGCTTGTTCGTTACCTTCTTCAGGCTGTAGCTCATGCTGTCCAGTGCACTGCCCACGCCGATGATGGCGGTCATGGTGCCCTGGGTGGCTGCTTTCCGTGCCTGGACGCTGTCGGCTCCGTACTGTTCGACGGCAGCTTTGTAAGCGTCCTCCCGGCCCGCAAGGTCGCCGTCGCCGTAGAGCTTGGCCAGCATGTTCTGCCGGTTGGTCACCAGCTTCTCCTGCTTTTCCAGGTAGGAGACCTTGCTGTCGTAGGCATCCAGCTGGGCCTGATTCAGCTCGTTAATGAGCTTCTGCTGTTCGGTCTGCGCTTCCAGATACTGCTGGTAGGCCGTCTGGGTCTTCTGGCTTGCCTCACCGAACTCGTTTTTGATGGCGATGTAGTCCTTCTCGGTGGCCAGCAGGATCTCCGCCTGGTTCTTGATCTTCCGGTTGATGTAGTCGATCTTCTTGTTGGACTTCTCGGTCACCTCGGCGCTGTCCTCGTACAGGGCGCTCCACAGCTCGTATTCGTCCTCCGCGGTCTTGGCATCGGTCTCGTACCGCTCCTGAATGACCTTCAGGATGCTGTCCTGCTTGCTTCTCTGAAGCTCCGCAAGGGTCTTCTGTTCGCTCAGCAGGGTGCCGTATGCGTCCTTGGTCTTGCTGTTGTTTGCGCCCACCCTGGCCAGCAGGGTGTCGTACTGCTCTTTGGCAATGGCCACCCGGTCGGTCTGGAGCTCGATCTCCTTTGTCAGGCTCTCGGTCTTTTTGGTGATAAGCTCTTCCACCGTGGCCGTGTCGCCGCCCGTCACTTCCCACAGCGCGTATTCGCCGGTGGCGTTGGACATCTCGGTCTTGTTGGCCTTCAACTGGTCGGAGAATGCACTTGCCAGAGTATCCGCCAGTGACTTGCCGGTCTTGGAGGCTTTAGACTTGGTGGTGCCGCTGCCCGCTCCGTCCAGTGCATCATCCACGGCGTTCTGGTAGTAGTCGGTCAGCACGCCAAAGGGGTTCAGCTTGCCCCATGTGCTGTCCACAGCATTCTTGATCTCCTCCACAGTGGAGGGGGTCTTGCTGCCGGGCTTCTTGATGCCGCTGTTGGAGGGGATCAGCACATTATCCTGCGCCGCCTGCTTTGCTGCATTCTGTGCGCCCTTCAGTCCATTTTGATAAATGGGGTTGCCCAGATGAAGCGAATCCATCTTCATGGCGTTGTACAGCCCAACCATGCTGTTCTGTACGGCAATGGTCGCCTCATCCAGAGCGGTGGTCATACCGTCTTTTACCGCAAGGGCCGCATTGTAAGAACTGTTCCGCAGTTCATCCTGTTTCGTCTTGTCGCCAATGCCCAGGATCGCGCCCTCAAGGATGTTCTCCGCATCGCTGGCCGCAACGTCACTGGGCGAATGAATGCCCCAGAAGGTGGTAAAGACGTTCCGGATGGCGGTGGCAGCGCTGTGCATGGCCGCTTTTGCCTGCGCCAGAATACTCTGGTTTTGCAGGCCTTCCACAACGCCCAGCATGACATATTCGCCGTTCTCGGCCATCACCTTGGAAGGCGAAGCAATACCAAAGAACGATTTGAACGCTTCAACGATCTTTCCGCCCAGCGATTTGATGCCGTTGATCGCCATGCCAACCGGCCGGTCATCCTCAAAGATCTCGCCGAACCAGTCAAAGATGCCCAGCGCCGCATCCTTCATGGCATTTCCGATGCCGCTGAACAGTTCGCTCCATGTTTCCGGAACACCAAGGAAACTCAAACCGTCTTTCGCCAGCTGCCAGCACTCCGGGATCACGGCACGGACAAGTGCGTCAAATGCCTCAACAATCGGCCCGGCACTGCTCTTGATCACCTCGCAGAGCATCGTCACCACGGTGGTCAGTGCTTCCTGAATATCCGGTGCAGCGTTGATGATGGCTTGACAGATCGGTCCTGCAAACATGGAAAGCACACCCATCGCCGCAGTCGCCAGCGCGATCACGCCAAGCGACTTTGCGAAGTTCCAGAATGCTTTTGCCAACAGTTCCAATCCAACCGCCAGCTGAGGCATTGCTGTCAGAAGAGCACCACCCAGCATGGTGATGAGCATTCCGTCCAGAAATACCTGTAACGCCTGCCCGACAGTTTCCGGGTCAGCATCGCCCAGCAGTTTAATGGCAGGGGCCAGGATCAGCAGCGCCGCGCTCATCTTGAGCATGGCGGAGCCCAGACCATCCAGTGCGGAAGCAACGCCGAATTTTGTGAATACGACTAACCCGCCAACCAGACTTCCCAGTCCGAGCAATGCGGAAATCCCGCCACGTAAAAGCTCACCAATGTCCAATGCCGCAAATTTCTCCACCGCCGCAGCCAGCACATACAGTGCACTTGCCGTCAGCAGGATTCCTGCGCCGGAACTCACGCCACCGGTGGACATGCTGGATGCGATCGTCAGCGCCGTCAATCCAGCCGCAACCTTGATCAACCCATCGATGGCCGCATCTCCCATCGCGGCAAACAGCCCCACGGCTCCTGCCAGTACGATGAGCGAAGACGACATCACGAAAATGGCCGCACCAGAGCCGAATTTCGTCTTGGCTGAGAAAGCCGACATGGTGGTCATCAGGAGCATCAGGGTCTTGATGCTGGTCATGGCTGCATCCAGCCGGACAAGCTGAATGTTCGCCAGACTGCTCACCGCCTGTGCTGCGATCCAGATGCCGCCAGCCATGGCTGCGATCGCGGCTCCATTTTGAAATCCGGTCGGGCCGATCACCTTGTTCACCGCAGCCAGAGCCGTGGCCATGGTGGTCAGCAGTCCGCCCAGCGAAACCACTGCCATACCGGCTTTTACCAGGCTGGTGAACTTGATCTCACTCAGGGGCTTCAGAGCGGTGGAAAGCACCTTGATGGCACCGCTCAGCGCCACCAGCTCTACTGCCGTTGAAAGGATCACTTTGTGGTTCATGGCCTTCTCGCCCACCACCAGCGCCAGAGAGAGCTGACGCATCGCCAGCATCATGGCAACGATGGACGCGGTCACAACGACCAGCGCTGAGACATTTGCTGCAATGTGACCTTTCTGCATGACCTCCATGATCCGGGAAAGCCCCTTGGTAATGGAGCCGATGGCAATGCCCAGTCCGATCAGCGCCGCAGCAGTGCCCCACAGGGTCGCCGCGTTCAGGGCGCTGGCTTTCAGGCTGTCAAATGCTTTCGTGAACCGCTTGGTGGTCGGCTCCAACAGCTTTGCCGAGATCGTCAGCAGGGTCACGAAACCAAAGACCGTACTGGCGATCTCCGTGAACTGGTCGGGATCGATCCGGCTCATCACGTACATGGCCCCGGCCAGGATCAGGATCGCGGTGGCCATGCCGGTCAGGGTCTTGGTGCTCTCGTTTTTCTGCCAGGTCTTGATGGCACGGGTCAGCTGCTTAAAGGTGCCGGAGATGGAGTTGAGCATTCCGGTCAGCGGGGTCTCCAGCATTTCTTTCAGGCTCTTGGTGGCTTTTGCCATCTGCCCGATGCTGAACGCCAGCAATCCCACGTCGATCAGGCTCATAAAACGGTAAACGTCCGTCCCGCTGATGGCATCAAAGCCCTCTTTCACCGCGGTAAAGAACTGTTTCACCGGGGCAAAGGCATCTCCCACCGAGCCGTTGATCTTGTTCATGCTGCGCTGGAAGGTGGAAGCAAACTCGCTTATGGATTTGCTCAGGTTCTTCGGCATGTCGATGAGGTTCTGCTGGAAGTCCTCCAGATTCGGCTTTGTCAGCCCCAGCACCTGCACCGCGTTCTCACCAAGGCCGCCCAGTTTGGAGAGCAGGGTCGAAATCGCCATGCCCAGCGCACCCAGGATGCCAATGCCTCCGCTTGCTGCGGTCCGGATCACGGAGCTCAATCCGTCAAAGGCCCGCCTGCCCACGGAGTACAAGGTGCCCAGTAAGCCGGTGCTCTTCTCTCCCTTTTCCAGGAAGGTGTCGATGTACTGTGCGATCTTCGTGTTTTTCAGCATGCTGCCCAGTGCATCCACGGGGCTCAGGAGCTTGGTCAGTGCCGTCCTGATGCCGCCCAGCTTCTCCCGCAGGGTGCCGCTTCCGGTGGCAACTTCGTAGATCGTCTCAAGGAAATCCCCCAGCCCGGCTCCCACGCTCAGCATCACCTGTGCCACAGGCTTCGCAGCGTTCGCCAGCAGCGAAAATGCTTCCTTGGCCACAGCGCCGATCTTGCTCAGGATCGTGGTAACGCCCTTCAGCACCGTGAACAGGCCCTTGAAGGTCTTCTTGATCTTCTCTGCGGTCTGGTCGGTGATGATGAGCTTCTGGGTCATCAGGTCGAGCCGTTCGGCAAAGCTGTAAATGCGCTCCCCGTCTGCGGGCGGAAAGATCTCGCTGAACGCCTCCTTCACAGGGGCCACAACTTTGCCAATGGCATCCATGATATTCCAGAAGCTCTGCACCAGATGCTCTCTGCCGGAAAGCTCGCTGATCTTCTGAGCGTACTCGTCCAGGTCCAGGGTTCCATTTTGAATCTCAGCGTTCAGCTTCGCAAAGGCTTCTGCATCCCGCTGGATGGTCTCCCGGTCATAGCCCTTTGCGGCCATCTCCTTGTCGCTCAGGGTCAGCAGCTTTTCGGCGCTTGCCTGTGCCTCGTCAAGGCTTGCTTTCAGCAGCTGGGCACTCACGCCGTTCTGCTGCAATGCCTTGGTAAAACTGCCCGTTTCGGTGATCTGGTCTTCGGTCACAGCGCCGCTTGCAAGGGCCACCTGCTGGAGGGTGTAGCTGTAGGCATCCGCCTGATCCCCCAGTCTGCCTTGAAGCTGTGCCCATCCGCTGTTCAGTCCGGCTTTCAGCCGTTCGTTCAGCGCATCGATGGACGGCACGAAAATGTCGTACAGCCGCTCCGAAAGCTCCGTCCAGGTTTCGGTGGCCTCTTCCTTGTTGCCAAAGAAGGTCTCGAATACGGCCATCCATTTTGAGCTGACCGCATCCTTGGTGGAATCAATTGCCTGCCCAAAACTGGTTGCCTGCTGGGCCGCCAGCGCCGCACGCTCTGCCAGCTCGCCGTATTGACCGCTCAGCTTCTCAAGGGCCTCGGAGCTGGTCATGCCCTTGTTCTTCTGGGTCATCTCGTAGGCCGCTTCCATCATGGAGGCGTACTTCTCAAAGGTCTTTTCCATGACCTTCGTGTTGGCCCACTTTTTGGAAAGGGAACTCTCAAAGGTGCCAATGGTCACCTCGCCCTTTTTCAGGGTGCCCAGCTCCACCGCTGTGTCAATGAGCTCCTGCTTCAGGGCCTTGGTGGCCGTACCCATCAGGTTCAGGCTCTTCCAGTCCTGAAGCTGCAAATGTCCGGCGCTGTAGCTCTGGGTCAGGTTCCGGATGGTGCTCTGGAACGCAAAGCCCGTTTTGCCCGCGTCTGCGGTGGCGTTGGCAATGCCCATGATCATGGGGATCATCTTGTCGATGTTGCCGCCCGCAGCCGTCATCTGGGAAAGAGCGCTGGTCATCTCACTGAAGCTGTAGCTGGTCTCGTCGGAGTACCACATCAGCTTGTTCAGGTAACCGTTGACCTGGTCAATGCTCTTGCCCGTGGCGTTCATGATGGTCTGAACGTTGGAGGTCTTTTCGGTGTACTTGTCCCAGCCGCTGGCCACCTGATCGATGGACAGGCTCTTGACCAGCTTCTCACCCGCGTCCACAAATTTGTTGGTGATGTTCACCAGTGCCGTGGTGGCCACGATGTTCAGGCTCGAGAACTTGGATTCCAGCCGGTCAAGGCTCGTCTGCATGGTGGCAAAGTCCACGTTCTCCGCGGCTGCGCCCAGCTTCTCAAAGCCCTTTTCCGCTCCCTTGAACTGGAGCTTCTCCATCAGCCGGTCAATGGTCGAGATGGTCTGTTTGGTATTTTTCTCAAAATTTGCGTTGTCAAACCGCATTTCAACAACGCGGCTGTCTACTTCCTGGCTCATTCTGTCCTCACCTCGCCCCATGCCCGTGCTGCGATCCGCTCAAAAATCGGCCGCATCGCAGGGTTGATATAATCCACGCCCTCTACGTATCCTCCGTTCCGTGTGCCGTGTCCGTATTGCAGGATCACCGCAATGGGCACGCCGTCCACGATGTTGGAGTTTCTCCATGTAATGGTGATGGTCTCTTTTCCCTTGGTCACCGTGTAGCTCCAGCTTGCCGCCGTCTTTCCCGTGTCCTTCGGGGTCGCCTTCGCAAGGGCCTCCACGCCCTCCTGTCCGTACCGGTCCAGCAGCTCATCCAGGCTCAGGTTCGAGCATCGCTTCAAAAATTTCCGGCTCTTCTTCCAGTCGCCCTTCTGGCGAAATACGATCACCTTCGGCATCTTACCCTCTCGTCTTCAGCCGGGCCTTTCTCTGCTCGTTCAGCATCCGCTGCTGGGCCATCCGGTCGCCCTTGCTCATCTTCTTCGCCGGTGCCTGGCTCTCCTGGCATACCCGGATCAGGGTCAATAATCGGTTCAAATGCCACTTCTCGCACTCTTTCGGAATGCCAAAGCTGAACATCTGGCAGTACAGCACCTCAGCCGTGGTCTCGGTCCCGCTTTTCCGGGGCGGTCGCTTTGGCCGGGGCTTTCCTGCGGTCTTTCGTTCGTTGGGTCTCGGCTCCCCGCTGAACCAGGTTGCGGTCATGGGGGCTTCCATATATTCGTTAATGGAACGGTACTGTTCCCGGGTCAGTCTGGCGTACACTTCGGGGTCTACCCCCTTGGTCACCGTCATGCAGCGGATGTAGTCCAACCATTGCTCCACGGTCAGCTTGTCCAGATTGCTCAGGAACGGGATGTTCCAGTTGCTTTCCCAATGAGCCAGGGAGAGCAGTGAATGTTCCAGCTTCAGGACCACGGCAGGCGTGTAAACAAATTCCTCTGTCTTTTCGTTCCACCGCTGTTGTCCCGGTATCGTAAGCGTCATCATTTGCTTTCTCTCCCTGGTATGTGTTCATTGAGGTGCCCTTCTCAGAGCACGCTCCATTTTGAATGTTCTTCTAAGCAGAGCTCGCCTCTTTGGGGGAGCTCCGCGACGCGCCGCCCTTTGGCGGACGGAGCGGTAAGAGGGGCATGTTACTGCTCCTCAGTGCCCTTCACGGGGGCTTCCAGCACCTTCAGGCCGGGCTGTGCGTTCACAGGGGCGGCCTTCTTGGTCTCCTCCTTCATGTCCTCCGGCAGGATGCCCTCAAAGAATGCGGCCGCTGCCTCGCCGTTGGAGGCCAGCTTGTAGTACAGGTCGCTGTAGGCCTGGGTGGACATAAAGTCCGCCAGCACCGCATCGTTCTTGATGAACTTCCGGCCATCCGGGCTCAGCACACCGTAGCTCTTGCAGATGATCTGCTTGAACAGCTTGGCAAGCTCCAGCTGGCTCTGGGCGGCAGTGATGCGGTTGATCATCTGCACAAGGCCGCCCTCGGTGGTCAGCTCCATCTCCATGATCTCGGCACGGGTCAGATTGAAGTAATAATCTTCCGTCCGTTCGGTACCGCCAAAGTCCACGGTGGTCATCGTCTTTTTCAGCATTTTTCTTCTCCTTTATTGTGTTCATTGATTCTTGGCTCCCCTATTAGGGGAGCTCCGCAAGGCGCTCGCCAAAGGCGAGACCGAAGCGGTGAGAGGTTTACGCCGCCTGAGCCTCGCTGTCGGTGATCAGCTTGATCAGCTCGTCGGGGGAAGGCAGGGTCGCCTCGGCGTTCTCGGTACCCCAGAGCTTGTCCTGAATGGCCTTCACGGTGGCAGGCTTCAGCTTGGAGCAGTCGATCTCCATGTGGCTGGTGGGGCGGTGGCCGGTCACGCTCACGGGGGAGGTGGTGCACTCCCAGCTGAAGGTGATGGCATCAGGGTTGTCGTTGATGGTGGCGTAGCTCTTCTCGCTGGGGGAAGCGGTGCTGTTCCACGCAATGTGGATCTTCTGGCCCACCTCGTCGTCAACGTCGTTGCCCACGGTGGTCACCCAGCTGAAACCAAAGCCCTGGCGCTTCTGCTGGCCGATGGAAACACCCGTTGCAACCTGTGCGGAACCGTCGCAGGGCTCCCACTCGGTGGGGTAGGTGTAGGCTTCGATGGTGTAGCCGTACTCCTCGGCAGAGCGCAGAGAAGCATACTTGATGTCGTCGGCGTAGAGTTTGGTCTCCTCAGCGCCGGAGGGGCTCTCGGTCACGGCGGTCAGGCCATTCCAGGCCACGCCCTTGTCGTAAGCGCCGGTGTTGTTCATGGGATACAGGACACCCATCTTGGTGCCCATCTCGTAAAACTTTTCGCCGACAGCGTCCCAAATCAGTCTGGACATATAGTTCCTCCTTAGATGTAGATCGTAAAAACGGTGTGGTATAATCCGTCCGAAACAAAAGAGCGGTCGTAGGTGCATTTTGGCAACACACTTACGGCCGCTTTGATCTTGCTGTCAGGGTCTTTGTCCATCACAGTCACCGTGTAGAACGGATGCTGGATGTAGACCCTGTTGTTTGCATGGTTGTTCCGGATCTTGGTTTCGCTGTACACGATGCAGGGATACTGGAGCTGGAATCCCGCTTTCGGCTGAAAATAGAGGTGGATCGACTTTCCGTTCTCCTTCAGCACTTCGCGCAGGAGCGTGTCAACCTTCAGCCGTGCTTCCATTCCAGAGCCCTCCCAAAGTCAGGATCAGGCGCGGGTATTGCACCTTCACGCTGGTCACCTGCCATTTCTGTCCCATGAACACCGCATACCGGAGATCGTAGAGATGGGCGTTTGCAAACGGGTCCGCCAGAACGCTCAACTGGTTTCCAACCGTGATGTCGGGGTTCACCTTGTCCCCCATCTGCATCTGCCGTCCAAACTCCAGCACGTCCCCGTAATAGGTGCGTTCCGTCATCTTCTCGGTAAAAACGCTGGGGGCGGTCTCCTCCACCTCATCTGCAAATCCCAGCTTCCCGCAGTATCTCATCTCTTCTCACTCCATTTTGATTTGTTGTGGCTAACCTTGAAACCTGAAAAGATCAGGCCTCGTCCGCAGCCATGGTGCAGGGGGTGGGGGTGGTGCCGTCGGTCACAACCACACCGGCAGCCATCAGGGCCACAGGCAGGTAGGTCTTGTCGGCAGCCATCACGATCAGACGGCCCAGCTTAAAGGCCTCCTCCACGTCAGCCTTCTTGGCCTGAACCTTGTGGGCCTCGTCCTCGTACAGCTTCTTGTCGGTATGCAGGTAGGCAATGTAGTTTGCCACGTGCAGGTCATAACCGGTCTCGTAGATGGTGTTCAGCATATTCATATCCTTTCTCTTTAAGCAGCCCACTCAACAGCCATGGCGCTGAACGGGGTGGTCAGAGCGCCGGAGCAGCGGGTCTCGATCAGGTACTTCTGGGCGTTGAAGTCGATGTCGAAGTCGTCGAACATGGAAACAGCGCCGCCCTTGTCTGCGCCCACGGTGTAGTCGGCCAGGTTCACGATCAGGCAGACCAGGTCACCGCCCTTGGCACCCTTGCGGCCCTCCATCTCGGGGATGGTCACAATGTTCTTCACACGCAGCTTGCGGGCCAGAGCAGCCTCGTCAGCATACAGCGGGTGGCCGATGCCGTCCTCCAGCAGGAGCATCTCGGTCAGAGCGTCCTCGGTGGTGAACAGGGTGGGGGTGCCAGAGCCGCGGTACTCCTTGCGGCTGCGCAGGATCTGCTTGATCAGGGCCTTGTACTTGTCCTCCACGGTGGTCAGGCCGGTGGTCTTGCACTGGACCTTGATGGTAAACAGGTCGCTGTCGTTGAACACAGGGCGGATGCAGTTCTCATCGATCTTGTCCTCAGAAGCAGCCAGACGGCCGTCGCCCAGCAGGTAAGCCAGAGCCAGCTCACGGTTCAGCTTCAGGCGCATCTCCTGCTTCAGCCATGCCACAACGTCAAAGCTGGTAATGTCGATCACGTCGTCGCGGTCCAGCTTCTGCTTCTTGTACACGGTGGTGGGGCTGGTGGAGCGGCGCAGCAGGCCAAAGACCTCTTCCTTCTTGAAGTTGCCCTTGAAGTAACCCTTGGCGCGGGCATCCTCCTCGGTCAGGTCAGCAAACATGCTCTTGAACCGGCTGAAGGGAATGTGGTGCACAGCGCCCATGACCACACTCACCCAGTCGTCGGGCTTGTCGATGATGCGGGGCGTGGTGTCCAGCAGGTGATCCTCAGGGAACAGCCAGTCGATGTTGTCGATGCTGTGGGCCAGCTCGTCACTGTCCATGCCGGCATCCTCAAAGGCAGCCTTCATGGTGCCGTGGCTCTTTGCGGTCTTGACCACGTTGTTGATCTCTTCGATGCTGTGCTTCAGCACAGTTGCGTTGGTATCCTTGTCGAAAACATTCTGCTTCACGGTATCGTCCTCCTCACCGTCATCGTTGTCGCCGCCTTCCTGCTCTTCCAGGGCCAGGCCCACCAGAGCGTGGCAGCACTCTTTCTGCTCATCGGTCATGCTGTTGTAGACCTGTTCGAGCGTCTTGCCTTCGTTCTTTTCATCCGCCATTTTGGCTTCCTCCTGTGTTGCTTCATCGTTGGTCACGGCATCGCCGCTGTCCGCACTGTGTGTAAGGTCTTCCAGCGGGTTGCCCTCGGGGTCCATGCCGTGGGTCAGGCTCAGGCCGTCCTCGTTATAGATAAAGGCCTCGCCGCCCTCGTAGTCCTCATCGGCGCTGTGCTTCACCACCTCGTCGATCAGGGCACCCGGGTTGCATCCGGCCAGCACCAGGCTCACTTCCCGGATAAAGCCGTGCTTCACGGTGCTGCCCACCTTCTTCAGGCCATTGGCAAAGATGGAAAAGGCGCTCAGGTCGCCGCTCTCCACGCACTGTCTTGCGGTCTTGCCGGTGTCGGTGTCGTTGAATTTGGCATAGCAGTACACGCCGCCGGGCCGGTTTTCCAGCAGGCAGTGGCCGATCACGTTGTCCACGTTGGAGTGGTCGTGGTTGTACACCATGGGCACAACCTTGCCGCTGCACTCCTTAAAGGCATCCTGCGCGATCACCAGCCCGTCATAGCACCGGACGTTCGCTTTCGTCGCCCAGCCGCTGCAATCGTAGTCAAAATTAACCATTTTGATTTGCAATACTCCTCTCTACGGCATCCCGCCCTGCCGTGATTGTTTTGTTCTGCGCCGCAATTTCCTCACTGCTCTGGCTGATGTTTGCATTCCGCAGTTCATCTGCCTTGGGGTCCTTGCTGGGTTTCATGCCAATGGCCTGCCTGAACTCGTTGGAGGTCATGATCTCGTTGCGGGTAAACTTGTCGGCCATTTCGGCAACGGCGGAAACAGGGGTCAGCTTGAACGGGTCACGGAAGTACATTACGGATTCCCGGTTTGCCCGGTCGTCCTCGGTCAGGAACTTCCGCCGGATCTCGTCTACGGCAGCCGCCACAATGGGTTCGATGGTGCGGTTCTCGTAGTTGGTCATCACAGCATCGGAAGCAGTACCGTTCATGATCTCCGGGGTGATACCCAACTGGCTGTATGCCATGTTGGTCAGGTATTCCACGGTCTTCAGAAGGTTGTTTTCGAGGCTGCGGTTCAGCTGCGTGATATGCTCCGTGCCATCGGTGTAGGCAATGCCGTATTTGGAACCGGCGAGCTGCTGTTCGATCTGTGCCCGCCGTTCTTCGGCCTGTTTCCTCCGGGTCTCGCCCTTCACAACGTAGGGCAGCTGGATGATCAGGTCGAGTTTGCCGCTGCCCACCTGCTCGTCGATCACGTCCATCAGGTTCAGTTTCCGGATCAGGCGCTGCACCGTGCCGTTGGGCTCGTTCATCACGGCATAGAACGGGTTCTCCACCAGGGCCACCTGTGTCTTCGGCAGGGTGATCTCCTCTTTCCGTCCGGTCCGGTCGTTGTACACTTCCAGCCGCACGTCGTCCGGGTACCATTCCAGCACCCTTCCCACCCGCATGGATTCGATCTGGGTCTTACCGGTCTTTCCGTCGTAGTCCACGTCAATGGGCACCAGCGCAATGCATCCCTCGTCCAGCATGGAAAGGAACATGTCATATCGCAGTGCCCGGCCCGTCTGGTCCTTGTTGCCGGAAAGGTTCAGGCAAGAATTAAGGCCCGAATCAACGGTTTCGTCGTAGCGTCCGTTTTCATCGAGCCTTACATGATTGATGGTAATTGCCGCCGCATCCATGGCAATGCGGGTGTTGATGGCCGTCACGATCGTCCGGTCGTTGCTTCGGTTCAGCCTTACCCGGTCAGGCCGGTAGCTGTATCCTTCGCCGCTTCTTCCGGGGGGATCCCTGTTCAAAAACGCATTCCAGGCGTGTCTCAGTCTGGAGCCAAAGGTTTGTGATGCCATTTTGATTTCCTCCAGACCTTAACTGTCTTTCTTGTCGTCGTCTTTCTTGTCATCGTCTTTCTTCTGTTGGTTTCCGCCAGCGCTTCCGCTCACAATGGCGTTCGCCAGTTTAGGGTTCTTGAGTTCCTTCGTGATGAACTGTTTTGCTGCGTAGCTCATAGCACCGGAAGCGGCCTTGGTCAAAAACTGCTGGGAAGCATTCGTCATCACGGTCTTCACAAAGCTCTGCCCGCTGTATACGTCCTTCCGCAGCTGCTTCACGTCCTTTTGGAGCTGGAGCCGCTCTTTCTCGGCTTTCAGTTCCTTGTTGGGGTCGTCCGCCCGGATGTTGGTCTGCCCCTGAAGGTCCCGGTACTGCTTTTCCATTTGCAGCCGGTTGATCCGTGCCCGCAGCTCCTCGTCGGAGTAATCCTCCGCATTTTTCCCGGTTCGCTTGGGTGCATACTCTGTCTTGGGCTTCTGCGCATCCTCACCGGCGTTCCCGTCCCCGGCATAGTGCTTCCTGCCTGCGGCCGTCAGGGTACCATCCTTGTTCTGGTATCGCCGCACGCCCCACTTCATGCCCTTGATGCCCCAGTGGTATAGCTCGTCTTTGTATACCTGCATGTTTATCTCATCACCTCACTTTGCTTTCCGCACATAAGCTCCCGGAACAAACATGCTCTTTCGCCATCCTGCTTTCTGGTAGGCCTTGTTCTCGGTTTTGTTGTTCGGCTTTTTCTTGAAGTCCATCTGCTTTCCCAAAAGTCTGCTCACAGTCTGGAAGCCCTTCTGTACGGCACGTTTCCGTCTCGTCGCGGCCATTTTCTTGTTGTAGCGCTTCTTTGCTTCCTTCATCTGCTCCTTCTTTTCTTTCGGAGTTTCATTCAGGGCTTTCTCTTTCCGGTATTTATCGTCCCGGAGCTTCGCGGAGGTCTCTGCGCTCACATATTTCTTGCGCGTCTGCAACTTTCCGTCCTTATCGGTATACTGTTCCGTTGCAGTCCAGGCAATTCGCCCGTTCGGATGCTTCTCCTTGCCGTACTCACCGGTCAGCTTTTTCTTTCCGCTCCGGATGTAGGCGGCATAGTCCTCCTTCGAGTAGAAATACCGGTAAACATTGTGTCCATCCTTCGTCCCGGTCGGGACACGGGCATAATATTTGTGACTTTTTCGCTCTTTCCCCTTGAGACCGTGCTCAAGATAATTCCAGTAGTCGTTCATAACCCCTCCTGTTATAATTTTCGACAGAAGTTCCATGTTTCTTATTGCCTTTTTCCGCACTTATGTTATACTCAGGCTATAGAAGCAAAAGGAGCTGCCGCCCATGTTTACTTGTCATTGTCCGAACTGCGGTCAAGAATTGGCCATCCCGCGGTGGCTACCGCGTACGGTTACCTGCGAGAACTGCCATACAAAAAGTATCGTGCCCTACGATCAGGACCCCGACTTCAATAAATACAATGCCATTGCGAAGAGCAAAGTAAAACTGAACGATTTCAGAACGGCCCATCCCGGATTTACTAAGGGAATTGGAATCGCAGGTATCGTTGCCCTTGCCGCAGGAACATTTTATTTAAGCCTGAAGGGTGACAATACTTCCCTTCCGCAACTCACAGAATCCACGAACGAATTGCCTGAAGACCAGAATCACTCACTGTCCATAAATGCAGGTCAGGATGATTCTATAGCGGCAGATACAGATCAGGATGATTCCATGTCTGCAAAGGTTCTTTCCGAATCAAAAGAATCCGAGATGGATCACCGGAAATATGCACCTCGCAATCCGGACGACTATGAAACCGTCATGTATTCGCTTGGCATGATCATGGTTCATCTCCATGAAGGTTGTCATCCGTCTCAAGAGAAGATTGACGAGTTCAAAGAGCAGACCGGAGAAGACCTTCCTCTGGATATGACATTCCGAAGTCCGCATGATCAACCATATCAAGTAAAGAAAACCTGAAAGGAGCGTCGTTATGAAAAACTACTGTATCAACTGTGGTCGTGATCTTTGCAACGCCCCCTACACAGCACCATGGGAAGATGGCGATAATGAGGAAGGCTATTGGACCTGCCCTTCCTGCCACACCCAAAATATTGACTGGGCTTCCGCAGATGACGATGATTGACCATCCATTTTGATTTTCGCACAAAACAAGAAACCGCCAGTGTATTACGGAACGTAACGTAGTACACTGGCGGTTCTGTTTTACTCAAACGCATCCCGGTTCTGTTTCCATGCCACGTAAGCATCCATCATGGCAGCCACGGCATCGATCTTCTGATCCTGCCGCTGTTTGTAGAGCTTCCGGTTGCCGTTGGTGTCCACCAGCGTAATGCAGTTGCCCATGGCAAATTGCATCAGCTGTTCGTCAAACAGCAGCTTCCGCTGTTCGCTCAGCTTTTTCAGCTCACCCAGCGGCACGCTTTCGGTCTTTGCGCCCTGGATCACTTTCACAACGCCAAAGGTGCTGTTTTCATCGCCCCAGCGCTTCACGAACTCCTGTGCGTTGTAGGGGTCGTAGCCAAACGCCCGTACGTCGTACTCGTTCTCCATGATAAAATTGTCCAGGTCATCGTACACCTGCATCATGTCCAGAACCGTGCCGTCAAACACGAACAGGGTCCCTTCCCGCATGAATTCCTCATACTGCTGCCGTCTCGAAGCCGGAAGCTGGCTGAGGGTGTAGGATGTGATGTAGTCCCGCGTCTTGACCCCGAAATATCCGTTGGGCAGCGGAAACAGGAAAGTAAAGGCGCAGAAGTCGTCGCCCATGGAAAGATCCGCGCCCATGGCACAGGGCATCTGCCAGAAGCTTCTTTTCCTGTGGCACAGGGTCTCCTCGTAGGGGAAGAAATAGGTGTAACCCTCCATGGGCAGGTTGAAGCGCTTGGCCAGAATATCGTTCCGGGCGCTGGGGGATTTCTCCGCACGCTCCACGTCCAACTGGTAGGTCTCGTAGCTCACGGTCTTACCCAGGTTCGGGTTGGCCTTCAGCCACATCTCCGGCTGGCCCACTTCCTCAATGGAATCCAGCTTGTAGTACCAGATGGACACATGTGGGTTGACGTACTCCCCTTTCAGGATGCTCATCAACTCCATTTTGATGTCGTCGCCGCAGCCGTTGCGCACCGTGCCCTCGGAGGAAGCCGCCACGATGAGGTAATTCTCGTTCTTGGCCGCGCCCTGCTCAATGGCACCAATGGGGTCTTCCCGGATGTCGCAGGAGAGCCACTCGTCCACGGTCGCCACAGTGTCGCGCCGTCCTTGCAGCTTCTCAATGGTCATCGGGCGCACTTCCAGCAGGCTGTTGGTCAAAAAGTTCTCGATGCCCTTCTTGGTGGAAGCCATCTTCACCCGGTCTGCCTTGGAGCCGGTGGTGTTTTGCAGGCTGCCCTCGGTCATAAACTGGAACACCGGCCCCTTTGCCCGCGCCAATGCGGTGCGGAAGGGTGCCAGCACCTCCTCGGCCTGTTTCATGGTCGGAGCGGTGGTCAACTGCTGGGTCGTGGTGGTGTACGCCGTCAGGAAGTACGCCTGCAAAAATTCCAGATACATGGTCTTCGCGGCCGATCGGGTAATGATGAGGTATTGCTTTGTCACCAGCCGCTTTTTCAGTCGCCGGGTCTCGTAGTGTCCGCCGCCTCCGCGCTCGTTCGGCACAAAGACGCTTCGTTCCACAAAGTAGTACCACCCAAAGATCTCTTCGGCCCATAGCTTGAAACTGTCCAGCAGCTTCACGTCGGTGCCGTCGGTCAGGGTCAGCTCATCCTCGCAAAAAGAGATAAAGCCGTTCACTGCCTTGTCGTCATAGTAGATGCCCGGGTTGGCGATCAGGTCGTCGATTCGCTCCATCTCCATGGCAATTTCCCGGCATACGGGTATTTCGCCACGCATCACGGCCTCCCGAAAACGGCCGTAGTAGATCGGCGTGGCCGTGTTCGATAATGCCATTTTGGTTCCTCGTCTTGCTCCGTTTCACTCATTCAGGCTTTGGGCCGGTAAAAGGGCTTGTCCAGGGTATAAAAGCATCGGATATCATCCGGGCATTCGCATGTTCCCTGTCGGGCGCATCCGTTGCAGATATCCTGCGTTACCCGTCCAAACCAGTCCTTTTTCTCCGGTGTCTCCATCCAGTGCTCCACCCATCGTGCTGCTACTGTCCGTCCCATGTGTTGTCGTGCTCCACGTTCAGCCGCCATTCCATCTCGGAGGCGGTATTCTTCAGTGCTTCCATGGTGGTGCTGCTCTGGGGTGGGTCAAAGCCCAGCAGCCGTACCTTCACAGCCACGTAAGCCTTCACGGCTTCCACCTTCACCGGGTCGGCAACGAACTCCGTCCATTCGTTTTCTTTCCCGGAAATGGCGTACCCCTCGCCGGGCCCCACGCCCATCTGCACCAGTGCAAACAGCGCCATGTTGATGTACATGATGATGTCCGCATCAAAGTCGGTGCACTCCTCGGCAATGCCCAGCAGCTTCTTTACGCTCGTCAGGATCGAATTCATTTTGATTCCTCCTCGGCATCGCTGTCGTCGCCCATAATGTAACTCATCATGGCATAATACCAGTCCTTGTGCGCCTGCGCCATCAGCTCAAGCTCTGCCAGGTGACGGGATGCTCCGTCCTTCCCCATGGCCGCTTCTTTCTGTGCACTCTCCTCGACCAGCTTGGCCAGCTTCCCCGCATCGATCGCCACTTGACCAGGCTTCAGCAAAACGAGGTCTCCCTCAGCACTCGGAGCAGCGTTTTGTGCGGTCACAGCATGATTCTCATCCATCCGCGGGACAATCTTCATCCCATCAAACGTGATATCCCCGGCCCGTGTTGCCCGCACCTGCTGCCCATCCACATTCGTGGCCAAAGCATTATCAAAGTCGAAGCCTCTGTTCCGTGGTACAGCCGTATAGCCCTGCTGGAGCCCTGCTTCCGCAATGCCCACGTTCGCCCAGAGCAGTGCCTCGTCCAGCTTGGTCAGCGCCAGGCTTCTCGCGCGGCTCGGTGCAAGGTGCTGGAGCATCGCCTCCGCCTCTTCCAGCTTCCGCCGCAGCCCCATGGCGTAGTCCTGCTCTCTCCGGTTAAATGCTTTTTTCTGGTACATACTCATTTCCTCCATGGGCAGGTGTCGCCCGGTCTTCTTTCTCCGTCCGGCAGCTTCGGGCCCTTTCCCGTTCCATAATGGATCACCTTGTGCGTTGCCGCCGAAACACAAATGGCGTTCTCCGGATCAAGCAGCTTTTCACACTTGTCAGGATGCTTTCCATCTTGATTTTTCCTTATTTATACTGATACTTAACCCATGGATCATCAGGGAGTACTGACGATTCGTCCAACTTAAATCCGGATTTCTCGGCAATTTTTATAGATCCAGCATTATCTTTTCTGGCCCACCAGACAATTTGGTCGTATTCGTCTTTATGTGCGTCCAGCCATTTCATGCCTTTTTCGGCTACTTTTGAGCAATAGCCCTTGTTCCGATACTTACTTCCAGCTCTCGTTCCAATAGAGACCGCTACTCCTTTTTCATCGCCAATGATGTCAAAAAAAGAAATAGGCACATCCCCTGATTTTTCAACAAAGCGTTTTACGTATGCATACCCATCCTCGGCTCTTTCCTGATAAACATCCCCATCAAGGTTGAGGAGTTCTTTGTCTTTTCGCGACATTGTTTTTACAATTTCGTTTACAGCATCCATGTTTTTGTTTACATCCATGGCACGCTTCCGCGCTTTCCCCGCACTCGTCAATGTTCCATCCGGGTTCTGGAACCGGCGCACGCCCCACTTTTGGCCCTTGATGCCATGGTGATAAATATAAGCGCTCATTTTTATTTCCTCCATGGGCAGGTGTCGCCCGGCTTCCGTTCACCATCCAGCATATTCTTATTTTGACCGGTGCCGTAATGGATCGCCTTGTGCGTTGCCGCCGAAACACAAATGGCGTTCTCCGGGTCAAGCAGCTTTTCACTGTGCTGGAGAACGTCATCTTTTGTTATGGGGTTTATGTGGTGGATCGAGATCCTCGGTCGGATCGGCTTTCCGTCCCGCAGCACCCAGTCTGTGATCGGATGGTCTTTGCACCCCAGGTCACAACCCATGTCCCGGGCAATGATCCTGTCCCTGAACTGCCGCCACTCTCTCGATTGGTAGAAGTCCTGGTTCAGCCATCGGTCAAACCCAAAGGTATCTCTCCCCACTTCCCCGTGCAGCTGTAAATACTCCAGCCTCTCCTCGTATGTCGGCAGCGTGCAAAGTTCCGTGTAGCTTTTCATGCAAACAGCTCCAGTATCTCGCAGAATGCAATAGCCCCAGACAGTACCCCGAGAGCATACAGCATGGTCGTACTTACAGCATTTTCGGGGTGCTTTCCGAAATACACCGCCAGCATAAAGATTGTAAAAGCCGCAAACCACAGCACAGCTAATGCCATCTTATAATTCATCATTTCATCAACTCACCTCAGTAGACCCTTCTGCTGTAATGCCGCATACAGAATCAGCATTCCGCACCATAGCAGCACAGGCATCCCAAAGTGTGCAAAGAGTTCCATTGCATAACTCTGCGTGTGTTTTTCTGCCCACTCTGCAAAAAACACCGAGCCAAAAATGATTATTACGAGCCAGAACATAGCAAATGCCAATTCAGTTAAAGTCATACTCGTCATCCTCTCCCAGGCCGTTGTATTTCTTCATAGCAGCAATGACCTTTCCGTACATCTCCTCATAGCGCTTTGCATTCTGTAGTGTCTCGGTCTTTGCCCGCAGCAGCTTGTTTTCCTCTTCCAGCTTTGTTTTCTCCAACTCGTTCTTAGAGGTCGCCAGCTTCAGAAAATGGGTCGTCTCAGCGCTGGATGCCGTACCTTCCAGCAGTCGTTTCTCAACCAGCTTCATCGCCAGGTTGATCATATAGTTTTCTTGTGCTTCCGGGGTGCTTGCAGGCCGCGAAGTTGCAGCCGACATTTCACCCGGAGCAGACTTCTTAGGTTTCATTGCAATAACCTCGTTTCACATTCCTATTTTGCTTTTGCAAGGGTTCATGGGAGTCGCAGTAGTACCAGTTAAGCCTGTCTCATTTGAAAGGAGAAGAAAAAGCAGATCATGCCCAATGGAGGTTGAACATCACGAAAGCCCTGAACCCAAATATATAGGAGGATACTACTCCCATGAGCCCTTGCAAAAACCGCCGAAGCCCCGGTCTACACCCCAGAACCTCGGCGATTATGTTCCGTTTCGACTTAACTGCGCATACAAATGCACTTATACTTATCTCGGAGGTTGACCTGTAACTCATTTGAATCGTTCATTCTACTAAGAAAGGTGGTGATATAGAATGGACGATATAATTCGGATTGATAAAGTCACTTACGATGACTTTACCAAGGTCAAATTTGCTCCTGTATCTCGTGAAGAGATCTTGGAGAATATTACGAAGACTCTCCTGTGGATTGCAGATAAGTGCAAAAAGCTGGAGTTAGATCGAACCGTATAAAATGTAAAAACGTCAGTACCTACACACCACGTGGATACTGGCGTTTTTTCTTCTTAAAGCCCAAATATCAATTTTCCCTCCGGGGAAATATCAAAGACCGGCGCGATTTGAGAGGGGGTGTCGATTTTGAGACCCCCTCCCTATGGTTTACGCGGTTTGGCCGAGCGTGTCCTCGTCGGGCACGGTGATCTTGAGCTTCTTGTAGATGTTTATCGGGTCGGCAGCAACGATTTTGTCAATTGCCTTCTCAATTTCGTAGGCATTTTCGTTGTCCGTGAACTGTGAGGAGGTCTCGGCGATCCTCATAAGCAACCCGGAAGAGTTGTAGCCGTGCTCGATATCATACTGATACCACTTCTCGAACTCCTCGTACGGACTGTACGGGTTGTCAAAGGTGGTGAGAAAGCATCGAACCATTATTCAAAGCCTCTTTCTTAATTGATTGTTATTTGTTGAGCGCGCTGTAAACCGTGGACTCCGGAACACCGCAGGCCTTGGCGATTTCAGCATAAGAATAACCGCTTTTCAGCATTGCGTTTGCTTTGGACATCTTTGCAGAAGTCATAACAGCAACATTTTTCGGCATTGCACGTTTTACAATTTCGTCAGAATCAGACGAATTAAGGAATTTCGTCAACATATTGTCGGAAATTGCGCCAGCCTGAACAGCTTCCCATTCCCTGTCCGTGAAGGTAACCTTGGACTTGCGTCCGCTTGCGCCAACAGAATCGCGAGCGCGCTGCATCTCAACAGAAGAGATCTTCTTGATTTCTTTCTTGTCGATTGTAGGATCAAGTCCCTGTTCCTGAATCTTCGCCTTAATATTAGCATTCGCAATCAGCATTGCTTTGCGTTCCTTAGGCTTGTTAGCGATCATGTTGTTGTACTTCTCTTTCAGGGATGCAACCTCAGGCGCATAGGTCTTGGCCGCTTCAGGGTTACGCTGGATGCCCTTCATATTGACCGCCTCTTTGCGCGCTTGGTTGGCCATGGCCTTCAGCTTGTTGGAGAAGTCCGCATACAGGTTCTCTTGGATGGTGCCAGAAGATAGCGTACGTGCATCCTTTGTTTCGGAGATCAGACTGACTGTGTCCTCGGCCTTACGTTCCTTACCCGTCTTAGGGTCAGTGAAGGTACGTCCACTTTCTTTGTAGATGTATTCACCAGTTTCTTTATCGACTCGGATGCTACCACGGCGCTCAGGTACACGAACCGTCTGCTTACGGCGAGACAGGAGTGTGGACGCGCCGCCATAGTGCGTAGCGCCTTCCTCGTCCACACGAATCTGCCACTTCTGCTTCAGCTCGGGGATACCATTTTCACGCTCAGAGCGCTTGTAGTCCAGCTTATGTTTTTCTGCATCGATAACGACCATGGAGTGCTTAACCGCACGTGCAAGCTCGTCCTCATCGGCACCTCGCAACGTCATATCGGTGATGAGGTTGGAAATCACGCCCATTTCGCGCTGCTTTTCCTCTTTCTTCATCAGCCTGACATTGTTCGGATTACCCTCAGGAACTGCATAAGCTGTCTTGGGGTCAAATCCTTCCAGTGCTTTCAGCGCACGGGTGGACTTGATGTTGACCTTGTCGGTAACAGGGATTACCATAACCGTGTCGCCATCGAAGTCTGCACCCGAAAGCTGCTCTGCAACCTTTGCATTGATGCCGATTGCGTCCTGAATTGCACCTAGATTCCGCTTGCCGCTGACATTCTTGTTGTTGACGGTCACGATGGGAATCTCAAAGGTACCTGCATGAGGATAACGGATTAGTGCAAGCCTGGTGCCATTCTCATAAGTGGGGCAATAAGCCTCTGTCTCCTTGATCTTATTGATCGGCAGGATAACCTTCGTGGACTGGCCCGGGAAAGCAGAAGCCTTCAGGGTCATGGACGTTCCTTCGACCGTATCAGCAAAATCGTTAAGCAGTTTCTTCTTGACCGTAGGATTATCGTACCGCATGATTTCATCATATTGGGCTTTATAATCCGCAACAGTAAGGTTAAGCTGGTTCTCAATCAGCTTCTTGGGCTGCTTGGAAAGGAACTGAGAAGAGACATTCCGAGACATCGTGTCCCAGTCGCCCTCCTCCTTCAGCTTGTTGATCGGCGAGAGGTGCTCTTTGCCGTCATCACCGATATACATACTCTGGCCGTTGGCCTTGATAGCTGCGCCAAACGGGTTGTCAGGATCAGCTTTTGCTTCCTTAAGAACCTTCATCTTGGGTGTGCCAGAAGGCTTATTGGTGTTGAACATAACGTCCACACCATCCGGCAGGTCATCAGAATAAACTGCCATACCCTTCAGATAATGGTCTCCGTCAACGAGGATACGAACCTGCGCATAATGGCTCTTGCCCAGATCGAGATCAGGAACACCACGGCGAATCTCCATCACGCCGTCCTTATCCAGGCCACCTTCATCGCCGTAACGAATGGCGACACGATTGGAATCCAGACTGGAGGGGCGCTGAAGCTTCGTAAAGGTCTCTCCGCCATCATCGGAGTGGTAATCACCAAGAGAATCAATCTGATCCTGATGCTGATAAGCATACTTTTGGTCAAACTCCGGCTTCGCAAGGACGGTAATGTTTGTCTGCTGACGGGCATTAGTCGGCTGCCTGATGCCAACGCCATAGCGCTGATACCCATATTCTGCTTCCAGAATATAAGCAGCCTCGTCCAGCTTGCTTTCCGACACGCCGAGGACCTGATTCGCGCCCTCGGAAATATCAATCATGCCCTTCTTATCGACTTCTGCTTTCAAAGTCGCAGCGATCTTCTCAGCCTGACTGGCTTTTTCACCGATAGCATTGTTATACTTAGACCGCACGCTGGACTCGCTCATGCCAAGCTTGTCGCCAATTTCCTTCCAGCCAAGACCGTCATCCTTCAGCGCACGAATTTGATCGTACTCCAATGCCTTGCGGTCGTGGCCTGCTTTCTGGCGGGCTGTACGGAACTCAGTCAGACCCATCTTATACTCATCAGGGAGAGAATTGTTGATGGTCTCCAGAATCTCTTTCTCCGAGAGTCCCTTCTTTTTGAGTTCCTCCACACGAGACAGGAAATCACCGGAATGCTGATACGGATTGTCGCCAGAGCCCCAAGGATAGCGACCAGAGTGCCGCTTGGTGCCATAGTGCTCCAGAATATTGCTTTCAGAAGTAATGCCAAAATAAGAACGGAGGTCTTTTTCAATCGGATTCATGCTGCCACTCCTAACAAAATATCAGTGATGATCGGGTCGAACTCTTTGATTTTAGCGATGATCGGGTCAATTTCCTCTTCAGTGGGGTTCTCGACCCAGACCTCATCGTTCTGGTAGATACGGAGCTCCATCCGAATATCTTTCGGGTGGTATCCGTATTCCAGACAGAACAGAGCGGCATAAATAAAAAGCTGCTCCATGTGTGCAGGAACAGCTCCGGTTTTTAAGTCGTGGATGCGAAGGAACCCATCGTTGAACGAAATGGCATCCGCGGTTCCAAAGCAGTTATCGCTGTAATACAGCACCTGCTCGGTATCCATGCGGAAACCAATGGCATCGTTCACGTAGGTATTGAGGGTTTTCTTGTTCTTCGGCAGTTTTTGCTTCAGATCAATGCACTCTGCTGCAAATGCGTGCAGCCGTGTTCCCCGTTCCTTCGCCTGGTAATTAAGAACTGCATTGGTCAATCTATCTGCGTCATAGTTCAGCCAATGGTAGTTACTTGCTCCGAGGAGGGCATGTTTCCCCGTGAGCCTCGAATGATCTCGCCAGTTCATTAAGAACTTCCTCCTTGTTTTCGGGATAGATAAAGGCCGCAAAACTCATCTCGTCCATCTGCTGAACGTAATAGTTCTGGTTCGGACGATGAGATGCAGTTGCTGATTTCTTGCCTTCCAACGCGCCCCACGTTGTGCCATAAAGGACCAAGAGATCAGGAATTCCCTGAATCTCGTTTGGGTCAAGATGGACAACCATGCAGCTGGGAAAGCGTTCTTTCAGTTCCCTTACCAATCCTGTCTTGAATTTGTTTTCGAGCATGATACAACCTCCAAAATAAGAGGAACAGTGCATCCTGAGACGCATTCTATTCCCCCCATAAAAGGGGATGTTTTTCTCGCGTGAGTTTTTAGGCAAAAATGTGAATTTTTAGGAATTTTCAGGGCAAAAGAAAAAGCCCCTGCAATTTTCATGCAGAGGCAATGCCGTGGTCATATTAAATTAGGTGAAAGAAATCAATCTCGTATCCCGGTGCACCAGCAAGGAAAGCTCGACTACCATCGTCATCTTCCATATACTTGTACTCTCCGTAGTCTTCATCCGGCTCAAGGTTAGAGGTCATATAATCATCCGGATTGATCGTTCTGGAAACATCTTCTGCTTCAAGGTGCGCCCCACATTTAGGGCAGTCCCATTCGAGCTCACGAGTTTCCACCATCGGCTCACCACAAACACAAATCGGACGTTTCGTATGAACCTCTGCAAATTTATTTGCAAAGCATTCAACTTCATTTCCATATTGGTCAGTTGTAATCCAATGTTCAATACCGTACTTATCCATAACTTTTCACCTCATATATGTTAGGAGTGCTACGTTCGTACACGGTGCTTTAAGAATACACTATTTGGCGCTCTTTTTCAAGGTGGAAATGGGTAAAACTCGCTGTGGCCAAAAACCCGTTTTTTATTCTCTATTACTATATATATTTTTTTCATTTTTTAAGTAAGTTAAATAAAAAAGTGGGTTTTTGGCCAAACGGCATATTTTTAACGTATTTACGTTAAATTTTGTGGCCATTTTTATAAGAATTTTTGGCCACAAAGTGGGTTTTTGGCCACAAAAATAGCACTTTTTTGACGTTTTCTCGAAAAATCCCAAAGATTGCGAAAAATAAAATGGGCAGAAGTGGGCATCAAGCGATACCTAAGCCCATGCAAATTATATACGCTATGACCAAAATCACAATGACGATTCCAAGCCACTTGAAATAAGTAGCAGCAGTTTTGTTAGCGTCTTCGGTTCGCCATCTCTCCTGCTCCATCTTCTTAAGCTCGAGTTCTTTCGCATCCTTGGACTCTTGGATCC